AAAAAATGTCTGCTGCTTACGCTCGCCAAGAGGACGCCATTAAACGAATGTTAACAGATACGCTGTAGCTTCTGCCCACACAAACAGGAGCTAGCAAATGGAACATCTTTGGATTGCCGCTGAAATCGTTAAGGGCCTTGCCATCTTTGGGAGCTTGACTATAGTGTGGGCAGTTTTAGTTATTTTGTTTGGGGGATGAATGAGGGTAGCCCGAAAAAAGAGACGCAAGAAAATTAAAATTTTAAATGATGAAGAAAAGAGAGCCTTTGCACAAAAGCTAATAGATGGTAAAATGATTAAGCAGTTGATAGCTGAGTATGACATATCTGAGCCGTATGGATATCAGATATTCAGAGAATTGCTTGAATGGAAAATAGAATGGAAAATGAAGGAAATCTAATGTCTAGATATTTTGTTTGGGAGCCTAGCTTGCTTGGCCCTGTTGCTCGCATCTGGCATGATAAGCAAACTGATGGTAACGGAAAGGACATTCCTACAGTCGGAAAGCCCATTGCTTTGCATGACAAGGATGCTAGGAGCATTGACGAATTGAAGAAGGATTATCCTTGTGAGCAGTCTTGAACTATTTCAAAGAGCGCACTGGTGTTTTACCAGAGCGCGGGAACTAGGCGTTAGAGGCACTTTACTTATTACTGATCGCAGCTTGTTTAGTATTGGGACAATGTTTGCTATCAAAAAAGCTAGTAATGACAATGAGGCAAAACCATGACAAAGCAACATGATGTTGCCTATTACAAAGATGGGCATGTATCAGTTGCGTATTGCAAACGTTGTTCGGCTGAGGGTCTAAAATTGTTAGAAGATTGTCCACAAAAAATAGAAAATGCACTTGACGAAAAGAAACAAAAGCCCTAACTAAGAATTATTGAAATCAGGGAATAACCCCTAAATCATAAAACGAGGAACTAAAAATGGATTTGAGTAAGTTGAAGGAAATTGTTGAAGCTACCGCTTCTGGCGCGGCTGTGTATGTCGGGCAGGTAACGGGTCAGCCGATGCTGGCGCATACTCCCCCGCTGATCGAAATTAATGCGGCTATGCCTAACCCCGCTGATCCGTCTGAGGTTATGTGCCGTGCTACGCAGGCTGGCATTGATTATTTGAAGGCCAATGAAGGTAGCTCTACCAAGTCTGCTGGTAACTACCAGATCATGACGGGTATTGCGCTCCCTGAGCTTAAGCGTCGTGGCAATACGTCTGGTAGCGGTGCCCCGACTAAGTACCCGTTTGCTGACTTGCCGGTTGGTGGCGTGTTCTTCTCTGGTAACAGTGAGCATAATAAGGGCGATGCTGTTAAGGCGCTTGGTTCTACTGTGTCTGCTCAGAATGATAAGTATGCTGAGCAGGCTAAGGATGAACAGGGTAATCTTAAGTTTAAGGAAGTTACCCGTGCCGTTCGCGACAAGACCACTAAGAAGGCCAAGCTTAATCCTGATGGCAGCAAGGTGATGGAAACTGTTCAGCTTCCGGTTAAGGAATACTCGCGTAAGTTTACCATTCGTCCGGTTCCGGCTGGTTACAAGTCCGGTGATTGGGTTGCTCCTGAAGCTGGTGCGTTGGTAGCGCGTATCAAGTAATTACTATCCCTGCTGCTCAAGTAGCAGCAGGGCTTTTTGCATCACGTAAGAATATTAACGGGCTGGATGGGAGGGCAATTTCTATCCAGCCCGAATTTCTTTAAAATTTAAAAATGAATGAGGAATGAAGGAAATGAATAAGATTTTAATCAACGCTAGTGTTCTAAAGCAAATGCTTGAGAGCCAGCCTGAAATTGAAATTGAACTAATAAAGAACGCTGCTGCTCAAATTGCGGAGGTTCTTAAAAAGAAAATCAATCAAGAAAAATCAGTCATTTATGATAATGCGGTTACAGAAATCAATAATAGGTTGAATTACAAATATCATTTGCCAAAGCAAGTGCTGGATGTTATCGGCTCTGCCGTTGACGATCAAATTAAAAGATTTAATGATAATCAAGCATCCAAAATGGCAAAAGAAGCTTTTGATAAAGCTGTTATATCTTATGAGAAAAAGCTAGAGGCTCGTATTGATGCCACTATAACTAGCATGATTGAGAAAAAGGTAGCTGCTGTATTTGCTACTGCTGCTAAACTAAGGTAAATTAAAATGGTTGATTATAAGCCGGGTGCTGAAAAAGTAATTACCCGCGATAGCCTGATGATTATGGCTATAGTTTATTCCCTTAGAGAAAACGATAAGGTTGTAGTTGAGAAGAAATTTGACTACAGCAAGTATGAGGACCGTAAGGAATTGGGGGCCTTAAGCTTTTGGGCGTATAAAAATCATTGTAGCATTGAGACTATTGCTATGATTGATGCTGAGGCAGAGACACAACAGGAGGAAGAATGATAGCAGTCTATAAGCCTCGCAAATTTGTTGCTAGTTGGCTGCATTTTCATAAGCACAATATCATAAACGTTAAAGAACTTTTCTATCTTCACAAACAAGGAAAGTAAATCAAATGATTGAACGCTATCAATTCACAAATAGCTCTCTGCTAGCTAGCTGCGAGTATGATACAGTAGCTAAAGAGCTTACCGTTACTTTTAGCAACGGTAAGGATTACGTCTATGTTGACGTTGATAAGTCTGTATATGATGATTTGATTGACGCGCCTAGTGCTGGTAAGCATTTTAATAGCATTAAGGCTGGATTGGTGCAGAAGTCATGATGATCCCAATTTATGCCAATGGGTTTAGCCTGAGCATGAACGAACTAGCTATGCTGGAGTTTAGAATAAATAGCCAAGCTGCCAATGGTCCGGCAATGCTAGTAGCACTTCAATATGAGTTTTTAAAGCAAGTGCATGTTGCTATTGGCAACGCCATTGAGCAGCACGATAAGCATTTGCATGAGTTGCAGAGAAGTAAGGGTAGTATGAATTGAAATTAATGCGGGCATGTTGTAACTGGTAGCCAAGACAGACTTAAAATCTGTTGCTGTAATAGCGTCCCGGTTCGAGTCCGGGTGCCCGCACCAAATGCTAGCTTAGCTCAGCGGTAGAGCAACGCTTTTGTAAGGCGATGGTCGGGAGTTCAATCCTCTCAGCTAGCACCAGTTGTTTCCGTAGCTCAGCAGGATAGAGCGAGAGCCTTCTAAGCTCTAGGTCATTGGTTCAAGTCCAATCGGAAACGCCACTTGACAAGCTCAAACTTAATATTTAAACAGATGCTCACAAGGCTTGACGGATGTACTCAAGCTCACAATTGACGATTGCTCCTGTCCGCAATGGGTAAAGCGCAGGGTTAAACAGGCTCCTTTACGGGGCCTGTTTTTCTGTGCTATACATTTGCAATGCAGTCTTGGATTACAGCGCCTAGTTTTGAAGCAAAGAAGCCCAATACTGAGGCTTTTGCCCCTACTGGTGGCTGGAGTGCAGCCGTTCCCCCTGTTTCACCTTGGACGGTTGGCGTCAAAGCTCCTGAAGTCCAAGCCTATCAAACTGATGAAAATTTAAAAAAGCAGTTTGGTATAGAGCTAGCCAAAGCGACAAATCCATTTGAAGCAGGCTGTAAAGTTTTTGGCGAAGAAACCAGCAAAGCATTGTGGGCAAGCTTTAATTGGCTAAATGATCCAATCGCGATAGCTTCGCGCGATATTTATTTAAAAACTGTTGAGCTTAGCCAGCCTCCTCTTGACAAGGAACAGTTAGCAGCTAAGGTTCTCGCTTTAGCAGAAGGTGAAAAAATAGAAAAGAACGGCATTAAGCTTCCTACCATTGAAGCTAAGGACAGGATAGCAGCTTATAAGTTATATTCTGAAATCTTGGGTTACACTGGTAAAGTTGAGATTGACGCTTCTACTAAGAATTTTACGCATAATGAAATGGTTATTAAATTAGTTAAGGCTGAGGATAAAAAAGTTACTGTGATTGATCAAGCTCCCAAGAATGAAATTAAAAATGAAATTTCTAATTCGCCAATTACATTAAAACTAGTTGGTGGAGTACGCGCGTAGTTACTTATTTCAACCTACTTGGGAGCTTGATATGTTAAAGAAACTTGGACTTAGTTTGCTTGCTATTTGTTCTACTGTTGTTATCGCTAATGCTATCAGCGGTAATCAGCTTGGCTTTCCTATTATTGGTGGAGCCTCTTACTGCTCTAGCTATGGTAACAATAGCGTTTGTAGTAACACTGTTGCTGCTGGACCGGCTCTTAGCGGTTCTGAAACCATTGTTGCCAACACTAATGCTACTGGCGGGGTACAGACTGGTTTACTTCCGTTAGCTGCTATTGGTGCTGGTAAGCTTGTAGTTGAAACTCCTGTTACTACTGACACTATTACGGTTGATGCTCAGACGCGACAGCTTATTGTTGCTCCTACTACTACTATTGCCGCGTTAGGCGTTACTTTGCCTGATGCTGCTTCTAGCATGTATGATGGTCAACGTATTGGCGTTTGCGGTACTCAGATTGTCACGGCTCTTACTATGAGTGCTGGCACTGGCAATAGCTTTGGTACTACTGTAACTTCTCAGGCTATGCTTGTTCCTGTTGTCACTGGTGGGGCGTCTTGCATGGAATGGATTTACAGCAAGACCAGCGCAACTGCTGGCGTTTGGTATCGCACTCAGTAATCCTTTAACAACTCAAACATAAGGATTACTGACATGAGTTTATATTCTGCTACTGAAGCTCTGATAAATTTTATTTCTAGTAGACAGTTGCTGCCGGGAAGTTGGGCTAACGCTATCTCAAACCAACTTTACTCTATTCAGACTATTACCGCTGGCACTACTCAAACGCAAGCGGGTGGAACTAAGATTACGGCTGCGTCTGCTGCCGTAACTACTGCTAACGATAACGACGCTGTAACACTCCCTAAGGGCTACGCTGGATTAGAAGTTTTTATTGCTAATCTTAGTGCTAATACCTTAGGTGTGTTTCCTGCTGTTGATGATACGATTTTTCCTAGCAATCAAGACGCTGTTATAACTCAAACTGCTAGTAAAAATGCCATCTATAAGTGTATTAAAGTCGCTGCTAATGGTGATGCTACTTGGTATCAATTAGAAGGCACTTAAGTTTCCTCCCCAAACTGCCGGGCCTCCAAAGGGTCCGGCAAATTTTTGGTAAACAATGCTATTTAGTTTTGCTATAATGACAGCTTCTATACCCGGTATTGTCGGGTTAACCGTTAATACGTCATGGGCTGTTATGTGGTTGGTATCTCCATTGCTATTGCTAAACTGTAAGATAGGGTTGACTCCAGTTAACATATTAGGAGCTACGTTTTTATCTTATGCTGCTTTATCTTTGTTGTGGTCCCCTCACGGATTACTAGAACTTATGCAGTTGTTAGCTTTGGCTAGCGTGTTTGTGTGGGGATTATCTTTAGCAAATTTAAAAAATGTTACAATTGGGTTATCACTTGGTTTAGCAGTATCATCTGTTATAGCTATTCTACAATATTTTAAAATAGACTTGTCCATAGTTACTACTGAAAAACTAACAGGACTGTTTATTAACCCTAATATTTATGCTGAAGTATCTGGAATGGTGTTAATTCTGATACTGATTTATAAATTGTGGTGGTATATTCCAGTTGTTATTCCGGGTTTGCTTGTTAGTTCTAGAGCAGTCGTTTTAGCTTTAGGTGTATCATTAGCTATGTTTGTTTGGGCTAGGTTTAAGCTGGCGTCAATTATCATTGTGATAACGTCTTGGTTTATAGCTTTAAAACTTAGTGCTAGAGATACTTTGTTTAGTGACTTAAGTATTGGAACTTCTAACCTCAATACTCAAAGTTTAAACATTAGACTTGATATGTGGTATGATATGCTATTTGGATTTAAAATATTTGGTAATGGAATTGGCTCATTTGTATATGTATTTCCTGAGTATAATAAACACTTGGACACTACAGTAAGTATAGCTGAGTATGCTCATAACGATTTGCTGCAATTGATTTTTGAATTAGGTATCGGGGCTATTCCTTTATTGATCATCGCTTGGATTTTATTGAAGGTAAATGATGTACATAAGCGAGCGCTCATATTTTTCCTTATCATTGGGTTATTTGGCTTCCCGTTACATACGCCAGTTGTGGCATTCATGCTCGCTCTTGCTGCGGCTCAGTTGGCTAAGCTTAGCTTGGGCGGTAGGATTGCTATCAATAGCAGCAGATTACCAGTATTTAATAGGATGGAAACAGAGTGACATAAACAAAATAGAAATGGCAGCTAGTTTGTTTCCTCTAAATAGAAATATCGCGTTGGGGCCTTCTTTGTTTTATCTATCTGAAAACTATCCTAGTGAGAAAGCGTTGAGTGTTTTGAATAGAGGCTTAACTTATGATCCTAATGCAGTAGATTTATTACAGGCAAAAGTGACATATAGTATAATGTTAGGTAAAAACATTACTGAAGCTCAAAGCAGGTTGATTAGATTAGCTCCTAACCTTAAGGCAATTAGATGAAAAAGATTTTAATTTTATTGGGCTTGCTTTTGCTTCCCACATTAGCTGAAGCTCAGACTTCGCGTAATCCTTGCTACACTACATCAGGTCAGTCAGGCACTATCCCCAATTGTGTTGGTGTTGGTACAGCCACTCCACTTCCTGTTTATCAAGGGGGAGCTACGTTTACCAATATTGCTGGAGCAGCTAGCACTGTAATTAAAACTTCTGCTGGTACTTTACAGGGGTTTACAGTAAATACAGCAGGTACTAGCGCTACTTTCTATAACAACACTACTTGCACTGGTGATACTATCGGTATATTTACTACTGCTGCTCAAACATCAATTAGGCTTGACGCAGCGTTTGATGTAGGGCTTTGCGTTACTACAGTTGGTGCTCCTACTAACATTACTGTAATGTGGCGATAAGTGGAAATAGAGTTTAATGAAAAGCTAGCATTTTTATTTAAACCAGCCCGTTTAAAGATTGCTTATGGTGGTCGCGGTGCTGGCAAAACCGATGGTTATGCTATTGCTTTAATTGTTCTCACTATGAAAATGAGGCTAAGGGTATTATGCCTCAGAGAAATTCAAAATTCCATTGAGGAAAGCGTTAAGGAGACAATTGAAAACTACATTATTCATTATGGCTTAGAATGGGCATTTGACATTAAAGATAAGTCTATCACTTGTACTTTGACAGGTTCTAGATTTATCTTTTCTGGTTTGCGTTACAAGATTAACTCTATCAAGTCACTTGCTAAGATTGACATTGCTTGGGTAGATGAAGCTAACAACGTATCTAAAAGCTCATGGGATAAGTTAATGCCTACCATTCGTGGTAAGCATGAGAGTTCAAAGGATGGCTTAGGAGGACCATTTAGGTTAGGTCCTGAAGTGTGGATCAGCTTTAACCCTGAGCTTGATGACGATGAAACTTATGATCGTTATGTTATAAAACAGCATATGTATGCTCCAGCGTTTATTGACACTGAGGTTCCTGCTGAGGATCAAACTTGGTTTAAGGCTGTAGAGGAAAAGCTCACTACAGGTAACATCATTCTGAGTGATACTGAGCAAGCTAAATTTGAGGAGCTAGAAAATAAGCGTTATGCTTATGTTGTTAAGGTCAACTACTCGGATAACAAGTGGTTTCCTCCAGACTTGATTAGACAAGCTCAGCTTTTAAAGCTTCATGATCCCACAAAGTATCTAGAAGTGTGGGAAGGCTTTACTAAGCAGTCTCTAGATGGTGCAATCTACGCAGATGAATTAAGAATAACATTACTAGAAGGTCGCAGGAAGCATGTTCCATATGATCCTACCAAACCTGTCTATACATTTTGGGATTTAGGCCATTCTGATATGACTGCCATCTGGTTTATCCAGAGAGTAGGAATGATGTACAATGTTATAAATTATTATGAGAATAGACTTAAAAAACTCCCTCATTACTTGGAGCATATGAAAAATTTAGGTTACAATTATGGTACTGTTTATCAGCCTCATGATGGTGACAACGAAACTCTAGCTTCTAGGTCTATTGCGAGTTTGACTAGGGCTGCTGGCTACAAAGTTATTGTTGTTAAAAAGCCTTCTAAAAAGGTCATAGGCATTAATGCTGTTAGGACTATCTTTGAGCTTTGCAATTTCGATTTGGAAAAAACTAAAGATGGCTGGCAATGTCTCTCGCGTTATGCCTACAAGGTAAACGAGGAGACAGGTAACTTTAGCAGGGAGCCTGACCACGATACGCCTTGGTCGCATGGTGCAGACGGTTTCCAAACATTTGCTTTAAGTTTAAAAACTGAAGATGAAACTAAGAAGAAAAAGATAACACCTAAAGATACTCTAACTAGATTGCAACCGCGAAGTTGGATGGGTGGGGTTTAATTTTTAAATTTAAGGTTTTAAAATAATGGCTTGGACTACATCATTCGTTCCTAAAAGCGCTGCTAGTGAAATCACTGAAGAAGAAAATGAAATTCTTCTAGAGGCTAAGAAGCGTTTTAAGATTTGTGAACAGTGGGAGAGCCAAGCCCGCGTTTATTTTAATTATGACTATAAGTTTGCCAATGCTGATAGCAACAATATGTATCAGTGGGATAATTGGGTTGTAGGTGATCGTATTCAGCTTAAGCGTCCCTGCCTTACCATCAATAAAACTCAGCAGCACAATCTGCAAATTATCAATGACGGTAAGCAGAATAAGCCGGGAGTAAATATTCGCCCTGTTGGTGATGAAGCTAGCTTTGAGGCTGCTCAGGTATTTCAGGAAGTTGTCAGGCATATTGAATATATTTCAAGTGCTGAAAATGTTTATGACAATGCTTCTACGTTTCAGGTTAATGCAGGTTGGGGGTACTGGAGGGTATCAGTAGAAAAGATCGCTGGTACATTTGATAAGGAAATCTTTATTCGCCGCATTAAAGACCCTCGCTCAGTTTACCTTGACCCTAACATTAATGAAGTTGATGGATCAGACGCTTGGTTTGGTTTCATTTATGATGATATGCCCAAAGACTTGTATCAGGCTCAATATCCTAAATTTAAGGATGTAGGCAACGTTGCGTTTGGTTCTAATGATGGCTACCCCGGCTGGATACAGAACGATACTATCAGAGTATGCGAATACTTTAGAAAAAGTCAGATTGATGACAAGTTAGTTTATTTTATTTTACCTTTAACTGGTGAAGAAGTTGGACCTGTCAAGTGGAGTGAGCTTGATAAGGATAGCCGCGATATGTTTAATGAAATTAAAAACAGGGAGGACAACTTACCAGAGGAAGAAAGAACTTATCGTGAGCAAGAGGAATTAAGTGAAAAAATAGAAGTTTTTAAAATTGCTGGCAACAGAATTATTGATCGTAAGCCTTGGATTGGCAAATATATTCCTATTGTTAGATTAGTAGGAACTGAAACTGTTATTGATGGCATTTGGGATTGCAAAGGTCATACTAGGGCCTTGCTTGATCCTCAGCGTATTTATAATGTAAATTCATCAGCTAACGTTGAGTTTGGTGCTTTACAGTCTAAGTCCCCCTTGACTGCCTCTCCTCAGGCAATTGAAGGATTTGAGGAGTTGTATGCCAAAGCTAATACTGAAAACTTAGCTATTCTTCCATTCAATGAATATGATGATGAAGGCAGAAAACTTTCTGCTCCTCAACGTGTTCAAGCCCCTGTTTCGTCCCCTGCGTATGTGCAACAAATGCAAATTGCACAAAACGAAATGATGATGGTGACAGGCCAGTATCAGGCCCAAATGGGAGAGAATGAAAACGCTAAATCAGGAGTGGCTATTAATGCTCGTCAGCGTCAAGGTGATAGAGCCACCTATCACTTTATCGACAACCAAGCTATAGCTATCAGGTTTACTGGTAAAATTTTAATTGATCTTATCCCCAAAGTTTATGATACTAAACGTATCATGAGAATTGAGGCTAAAGACAATACCATTATGAATGTTACGGTAGACCCTAAAGCTACAAAGCCTTTTGAAAAGGTAGAACAAGAGGGCACTCCTCAGAATGATAATAACCAGCAAATTATAGATGTTATTGTCAACTTTAATGTTGGTCAATATGCTGTAGTTTCTGATACTGGACCTAGCTACGCTACTAGAAGGCAGGAAGCATTTAACGCATTAACCCAAATCGCTGCTCAGAATAAGGAGTTTATGGGTATTGCTGGCGATATTCTTTGGAAGGTCGCTGACTTTCCTGAGGCTCAAGTATTGGCTCAGCGTTGGCGCAAAATTATTCCCAAGAATATTACTGGTGATGGCATTGACCCTGCCATTGAGGAAACAATGAACCAAGCTGCTCAGCAGATTGAAATGCAGCTTGGCGAGATTGCTAAATTAACTCAGCAACTAGAGGACCGTGATAGAGAAATTTCAATGAAGGAAAGCGCTCAGGAGCTTGCTTGGACTAAAACAGGTGTTGCTGAGATCAGGGAAGATTTTAAAGCACTGACTGACAGGTTGACTGCTGTTGGTAACGCGGGGCCGGGGGTTTCGGTTGAACAGCTTCAGCCTATCATTCGTCAAACCATCCTTGAACTTTTGCAGGCTGGAGGACCGGGAGCGGACATGCCGGGAGAGGTTTTGCTTGCACCGGGCATGGATCAGGGTGGGACGCCTTTGGGCTTACCAGAGGACGGCTCTGCCTCAGCAAACGTTGATGCTATCCCCGAAATCCCCGGCTCGCGTCAAGCTGCCGATGGTAAAATCTATGCCCCTCAGGGAGAGGGTTGGGCTGAAGTAATTAAACCTGAGGCTCCAGCAAATGCCTAAACCGTTATATGCATTAACCGATATTTACTATGAGGAGCCTGTACCGCAACCTTTGCCGGTTGATATTCCTCGCGTGTATATTAGTGGTAATGTGGGCACAGATAATATTGTCAGACCTGTACCAGACTATGTAAATCCTCCTGAGGGTAATGCTGTAGCTAAGCTAACTGGCAATGAGGGAGAACGTTATCAGTTGTGGCCTGAGAAAATTATCAGGGAAGGGTTAACTGCTGCTGGTAAATTAATGGAAAAAGGTTCCATTAATCCGGGCTTGCGTAGAGAGGATTATACTGATATACCTGCTCCTGACATGCCCACAAAAGATAGTACTTGGTTAGGTAAAAAGTTAAACATAGCTCCTGTAGCATGGGGCCCTCAAGATAAGATTATTGAGGACGCTCAGGCTATGTCTGCTTTGGCTGGTAGTGGCGGATTAGCTGGTGGCGCTGAAGGTGCAGCCTTGAACGCTACTCCTTCATTACGCCCTGCTTTAAGATATAAAGACCGTCTTTACAAGGGTAAGGAAGGTCAGCAGCATTTGGACGTTATTCCAGAGCAATTGTATCCTGATTTTCAGAAAAAGGCTATGTCTGGAGAGGATATTAAGGATTACAACTTTGGCTTTATTAATGATAAGGGACAGTTTCTTACTAGAGAAGCTGCTTTAGAATATGGCATTAATACTGGCCTTATTGATCCTCAGGCCGGTAAGTATGGAGCGCTCACTAGTACGTTGATGGCTGATAGCTCTAAGCCGGGTACGGCTATTGAGGCTGTTGGTAAAGCAGGACACAGTTGGTGGCACGGCTCTGCTAGTGGAGATTTGCGCGGCGGCTCTAGTGGTTTACATTTAGGAACTAAAAAAGCCGCTACTCAAGCATTAGAAGCCAGAATAGGTATTCCTGCTGATGGTAAGGGTTGGACAGGAAATAGGGAGTATGGAAAAACGCTATTGGCAGGTTTAGATACTCTGAAGAAGATGGACCCCAAAGGTTACAACTTAACAGGACATAATGCTAGAAATATTCCAAAAGAAGATTATTACCCGACTGAGATAAAAAAATATCCAGATGGCACAGATATGCCAATGACGGTTAAGCCTGAAGTTGCTGAATATAGATTAAAAGGAGGTATGTCTAATACTCCTGACAACCCTCATGATGATTTTAAAGCTAACGGTTATATGAGAGGGCAACTTAAAAGAGGTAATGCTAAAAACGGATATTATTATAAAAATGTGGGAGAGGATAGCGGCAGTATATCTTTGACCGTTCCTAGTGGAAGTCACATTGAAAAAATCCTAAAAGCAGATAGCTCAAAAGAAGGAGCAGCTTTGCAGGCTGTTAAGCCAGATTGGAAAATTAAAGGCTTTGAAGATTACAATGATTGGTTTCATGGGACTACACATACCTTTGATAAGTTTAGCTTAGCTAAAGGCAATCCTGAAAACTATCTAGGTAAGTCTCCTCATTTTACCAATAGTTCTAAGGATGCATCAGCTAACTATGCTGGTATGGGTCCTGATCTGACAAGTAGAATTGAAAATTTAGCTGAAACCATAGCTCAAAAAATAGCGGATAAAAAATATGGCGGCGAAATGGGAGATAACTACGGAAAGATTATGACGCAAGCAAAGCAACTTGCTAAAGAGAAATTAGCCGGAGAGCATGAAGGCGCTGTAGTCCCCGTAAATTTAAAATTAGAAAATCCTATCAGCACTGTTGATAGTCGCCCTACTTGGTTGGATTTTAATGCTAAGCTAGATAAAGATGGAGAGTGGATTAAAGATAGCCCATTACTAATAAAGCTTAGCAAATCATTAGAAAAACAAGCTGAAAAATACGACTTTGACCCTAAAAAAGTCATGGAAGATTTGGGTGATAATTTATATGATGAAGTTAAGGCTTCTGACTTTGATAAGGCATTGCGAAATAATGAAGCTCTTATTTATGCTGAAGATAGGAAAACAGGTAAGCTTGTTAGCTCTGATATCATTGCCAATATCTATAAAGATATGGGGTTTGATGGTATAGTGATGGATGCTAAGGCTGCATTCCCACATATGAAAGATATTCCAGATGGAACGCTTCATGCGGCTCCTCTAAAAAGAAATACAGTGCAGTCTAAAATCACTGGACAAACTTTATATAATGGCGCTCAGTTACCAGCAGGCTATCAATTAATTCCAGTAGAACATAATCCGTTTGAGGACAAATGA